GCTCAGAGAATCATGGAACCTAATGATTTCGGAAAAGGTGTTTATGGAAAGTATAATTCAGGCAGGTTTCAACACGTATGGGGTATGGGTAGTTCCTGGCATATGTCAACTAATGGAACTAGTTTAGGTAATTTTTATGGTATAGCTTACACTCACACCAACGTAGGTGCTGGTTCTCAGTCAGGGTTCTCGCATCAAACTTTATTTGTTGAGAGTGGGGTTCCAAAGACTTGGATTGGTCGGGGGGTTAGAACTGTTGGAGATTTAATCTCTGATACCGCAGTAAAAGCACCCATATTCTACGACTCAAACGACACTGGTTATTACGTAGACCCAGCTAGTACTACTAGGATAAATGCTTTAGACGTTATAAACAAAAGAACAGATTTTGGCTTATCATCTGGTTGGGATGCTGTAGGTTTTGGCAATGCTACAAACTTACACATGAATGGTCATAATCAATTTTGGATTGGTGCTGGAAATGGAACTTGGTTTACAGGAGCAGCTAACACAAAGTCACAAGCTTCTGGTTTAGCAGCTGATGCAACATCCACACATGACTTGCTTATCACCACAATGCCAGGTACTTCTGCCACTGACAGAGGTATTACATTTGCGGTTGATAGTAATGGAGCTGGAACTGCAGGTTGGAGATTAGGTAAATTTCACTCAGGTACTGATGCTACTGATAGCATGTTCGCTGTTGACGGTCAGATTAGAGCTAAAGGTGGATATACAGATGAATATGATTACTACGCTAATGATTATTCGTCGTACTATAACGATGGTCAGGCTCATTGGAGTGGTGACACAGCCGCTGGATGGCACAAGCCTTCTATAGTCGCATCTTCCGCTATTCAAATACAGAGTGGTAATCTTGGTACAAATACTCGTAAACCACAAATACAATTTCACCAATATGGATACGGAGGTCCTGCTATAGAATATGATGGCCCTAACAAGAAGTTGCAAATAGGTATGACTGGAGGTTCTTCAGCTAATAGGTTCAATACCTTTTCATTGAAGTTCGGTACAAACGAAGCTTTCGTAGTTAATACTGATTATGCTTCTCATAATTCAGATATGAGAGCACCTATATTCTACGATTCAAACAACACTGACTACTACGTAAACCCAGCTAGTCACACCAAGCTTTCAACACTAGAAGTAGCTTCCACAACAAACGTAGGAGCTAATTATGCTTATAAAGATGTTTATGTTGAGGGAGATGCTAACACCTACTACCCTGTTAGAATTTACGGTAGTGGAGGATATGGTTTTCAGGATTACTCTGTTTCCAGAAGATACAACTGGAACGCTCCTAATACTTGGAATACTTCAACACACAGGGGTGGATTAACATTTACTTTTCAGTGGTCTAGTGATACAGCATGGGGAGGAAATCACAAAGCTATTAGAGTAACGGAGTTTCAAGAAACTTATTCTACAATGTTAGGAGGTATAACCCTTCCAGTCACAGGAGGCGTGATGGTTTGGTTAAGAGGAGGTAATGCTCTTTACAGAATACATACCCCTAATGGGTCTTCTGCAAATGTAACCGTTGAATTAAATGGCTATACTGCTGGCAACAATACTTTCTATGGAACTAGAACTGCTCCTGTGCCATCTGAATGGGAATCTAGATGGCCAATAAGAGGTGATAATGGCTCTCTCCATGTAACTAATGGTTTTGTAGATAATACCTTGACAGCTGAGGTTTCTTTAAATGCACCTATATTTTACGATAGCAACAACACTGGTTACTATTTAAACCCAGCTAGTATTTCGAATTTAAATAATTTAACGGTTGGCGGAACTTTAACGGCTTCGTTGCCTTACAGCAGTTTAACAGGAGTGCCAGCACTTGCTTCAAGCGTTCATAATCACGATGACAGGTATTACACTGAAACTGAGATAAACGCTCAAAATGTAAATCTAAACGAAACTCTAGCAGCGCTAAGTGGTTGGGTTCCTGGGTTTAGTAACTCAGATAATGGCTCATTAACGTGGGATAGAGAAGAAGACGCTTTAAGAATAAAAAGTAGTTCTGATTCTAGTATCGGTGCTGTTTACAAAGCAATGCGAGTTAAAGACGGTCAGACTATTAGGGTTACTGTAACTGTAAAAGGAGATGTTCCAGGATCAGATGGGTTGTACTTAAGACTACAAAAACACGATGGAGACTTACCTGACGGTAAAACTCATATCTCTCATGATGCAGGGGGTAGTTCTGTATTTGTTCAAGAGGATGATTCTGAAGTACTTAATTGGTATGAAAACAGCGCTATATCTACGAGCTGGGTTACACATGAAAAAGATGTAACAATCACAGGCGATGGATATATTAGTTTCCTTCTTTTAAACTGGACAGGAAACGGTGTAAATTCAATTTGGGTAAAAACCCCAGATATCCAGATAGTTTCAAGCCCTTATCTACCTTTATCAGGCGGAACATTAACGGGAGGCTTGTATGTAGGAGGGGTTGCGGAATTCTATTCTAATTCTACTTTTGATTACGATGTCAACGTTGCTGGAACTTTAGATGGTTATCTAGCTAATATTGATTACTTAGGATTAGGCGCAGCTCCCAACACGTCAGGTGGCTACAGGCTTAATATGGGTGGCAGCATTGATATGAATGCCAATTCTATTGATTATTTATCTCAATTACACTTCCAAGATAACGTTAGGTTTTACGATGATGGTAATGATAACTATTTAAACTTTAAGTACGGGGACGCTAATTACGGTGGTATTAGAGTGTTAAACAATGCTGGCCAACAAAAAGGATATTTATATGGTGCAAATAACGAGTTTGGTTTATTAGACAGCGATGGTCAATGGGCGGTTAAAACTCGGACAGGTACAAGTCCGTTAGAACTTCGCTGTGACAATAATCCTGAGTTTTATGTTTATAACTCTTACACCTTATCCCCAGGGTCTTCTAGAGCACCTATATTCTACGACAGCGATGACACTGGTTATTACTTTAATCCAGCTGGTACTTCTACAGTGAATAGGGTGAATTATATAAACAATACGATTCCAATAGTAGTTAAAGTAAACTCAGCATACAAGTCTTGGGCGCACCATATTAGCTCTAACGATGACTATGTTCTTGCTCCATCAGGCACAGACGGTAGTGAAAATTGGGTGTGGAACAGCGGGTTCAATTTTAAGGCTACAGGTGATATAGTGGCAAACAACTTTATTCTTAGATCAGATGAAAGGTTAAAAACTAAAATAACTGATTTACCATGTGATAATATAGATGTAGCATGGAAGTCTTTTGAGCTTAAGAGTGACGAAGGTAACTACAGAACAGGTGTTATAGCTCAGGAGCTTGAAAAAACAAACCCTGAGTTTGTTGACACTGACGATAAAGGATTCAAGTCAGTAAAATATATAGATTTACTAATTGCAAAGATAGCTGAGTTAGAGGCTAGGCTAGAAAAACTAGAAAAATAATGGCAGTACCAAACACTAGCACGTTTACTTTACAAGACGTAGTAGATGAAATAAGCCCATCGTCAAATACTTTACAAGCCTGTTTCGCTGCAGCTAAATCAAAAGGGTTTGTACTGTCCTATGCTGGATCTTCTGATAGGTTATCAAATTTTAGAGGGTACTCACACGGGACAGCAGGTTATTATTAATAAAAAATAACAAATGAATATACCAAAGAAAATACATCAAATTTGGATTGGACCAAGAGCACTTCCTGAGAAATATGTTGAAATGACTGCAACCATGGAAGCTATGCATCCTGAATGGGAATATAAGATGTGGACACACGATGAGATATTTAATGACAGGTATGCTGATGATATATATTTGCAAGCGTATCTACAAGACCCAGATACTTTTAAGTGGGCTTTTATAACAGATAGAATAAAGCTTTTACTATTAAGAGACTTTGGAGGAGTTTACGTAGACGTTGACGCCAAGTATATAAGGTCTTTTGACTTGGTTATGGATAAACTGGAAGAAAAGCATACTTTTTTTGCTGGTATGAAAACATACGATGTTCAATCTTCTTTGATAGAATGCGCAGTGTATGGAGCTGCTCCTAATAGTAGGTTGATAAATCTATGTTTAGACTTCTATTCAGATACAAGATGGGCACACGGGTGTATGGATTTCAGTAATGTTATAATACACAACTTAGAAGATGACGCGTTGTTACTTAACAGCAAATATTTTTATAGTTTTGAAGAGTTTGACCAAACTATCGTATTGCACGAACCAGAAGAAATAAGATTACATTCTCACTCAGATGAGAATAGCGCAAAAGAAGAGTACTAATAAATAAATAAATAAACAAAAATGAACATTACTTACGATTGGAAAATTACGGCTTTGAAAAAAGCACCAGCACTAGACGGATTGTCTAATGTAATTACACACATTAGATTTGACTACACAGGAACAGACTCAGAATCAGGAGAGTCTCACACATTTAGCGGAGCTTGCCCTGTTGGAGCTCCTTCAGCAGAGAACTTCTCAGCTATTGAAACCTTAACAGAAGCTACTATTATTGAGTGGGCTCAAGCTAACCACCCTACAGATCACATGGATGAGGTTGTATTAAAAGGTATTAAAGGAAAAGTTACGCCTACACAAGAGGATGTAACTGAATTAGACTGGTTACAGACAGAGGAGACACCAGCTCCACCAACTACAGAAACAACTGAAGAATAAAAGCTATGACTACTTATAACTGGAATTGCAAAACAGTGGATGCTTATCCACAAGACGGAGAATACACAGATTTAGTGTACAATGTGCATTGGATCGTTACTGGTGTATCAGATGAATTGAACCCACAAGGCGTTGCTTACTCAGTAACTAATATTGGGACACAAACACTAGACGTTAGTGACGTGACAGATTTTATCCCGTTTGAAGATTTAACAAACGAACAAGTTGTTGCTTGGACAAAAGGGGCAATGGGTGAAGAGCAAGTTGCTTCTATTGAGGCTAGCATTAAATCTCAGATCGATGCTTTGATTACACCTACAACTGTTACTTTGACTATTGGTGAGCCAGTGCCACCAACAGAAGAGGAAACTGAGGAGTAATTATCGAGTAAAACGTGTAATGATAAGTCAAGCACGACTCTAGTTTTAGAGTATAATCAAATTAAATCAAATTAAATTAAATATGACTGACAAAATCGTCAAAAACTTAAACTTTGGTGACGAAGCTAAGGTTAAAGTATTCGAAGGAATTAATAAACTCACTAAAGCCGTTAGTTCTACCTTAGGAGCTAGCGGTCAATGTGTGATATTAGAAGACAGTAGCGGAAGACCGATCATTACAAAAGACGGTGTAACAGTTGCTGATTCAATAACATTACTAGACCCAGTAGAAAATATGGGTGCTACGCTTTTAAAGGAAGCTGCTAGAAAAACTGTTAAAGAAGCTGGAGACGGAACGACCACGGCTACGGTACTAGCGCACTCAATCTTAAGTGAAGCTTATCAAGCTTCTAAAGAAAATAACATTAGAGTTATTAAAGATGGTATTGCTACAGGTGTAGAAAAGGTGATAAAGTACTTAGAAAGAAAAAGTATTGAAGTTAGTGGAGACATGTTGAAAGACATTGCCACTATTAGTTGTAACAACGAAAGAGATTTAGGTGAAATCATTGGCGATGCCTTTGAAGCAGCTGGAGAAAACGGAGTTGTTATAATGGAACCAACAGATACTGAAGAAACTAGCTTTGAGTTAGTTGATGGTGTTCAGTATGAAAAAGGTTTGACAAACTCACATTTTGTGACTAGTCAGGAGAAAAGAATAGCTGAACTAGATAAACCGGTTGTTTTACTATTAGAATCACCAGTTGAATCTGTTAGAAAAATACAATCTATCTTAGAATATGTTATTCAAAACAACAAGCCTTTATTGGTTATAGGTGATTTAGATCCACAAGTGATTTCTACATTAGCTATGAACAAAGTTAAAGGTAATATTAAAGTTAATGTAATCAACGCTCCTACGTACGGGGTAAACAAGAAAGATGTATTATCTGATTTAGCCGTCTTAACAGGCGCTACAGTAATAAACGAAGATCTTGGAGATGACTTAGATGTTATAAACCCAAGTTTACTAGGTACATGTATTAAGAGTGTTACTGATGATTACGAGACTATACTACAAGTAGATAACGAAACAGAAGAAGTTAAAAGTCTAATACAAGAGGTTAAAAACCAAATTAAAGAAGCTAAAGCTCCTGGAGACGTTATTAGATTAGAAAGAAGACTATCAAGGTTATCTGCTAAAGTAGCTATAGTAAAAGTAGGTGCTAACTCAGAAGTAGAGTTAAAAGAAAAATCTGACAGAGTTGAAGACGCTATCTGTGCTACAAAAGCCGCTATTAAAGAAGGTATAGTATCTGGAGGTGGAATCGCGTTGTTAGATGCATCTATTAAAATTAAGCCTAAGAATATTGGTGAAGAGATACTTCTAGAGGCCATTAAGGCGCCATTTAAGAAGATATTAAGTAATTCAGGTGTTGAGTTTCAGGTGTCAGGTAAAGAAGGTGTAGGAATCAACGTAGTGACAGGTAAGATGGTTAATATGATTAAGAAAGGAATTATTGATCCTTTGTTAGTTACTAAAAGCGCTCTTAAAAACGCTGCCTCAGTTGCAACAACGATATTATCTACTGATTGTGTAATTAATAACTTAAGAGTTGGAGATGAAAGCAATAGGAAATAATATTCTTATAGATAAGATAAAAGAAGGGCCTGTGTCTAAAACAGACGGAGGCTTACTTCTAACACAGTCTCAGAGGCAAGATGTTAGATATAAAAAAGCTACAGTTTTAAACTGTGGTGATCAAGTTACCGGAGTTAAAGAAGGTGATTTAATATTTTACGATAAACACGCTGGTCACAGGATAGAAATAGATGACGATGTTTATTATGTTATTAGATTTCAGGATGTTGTTGTGGTGTTATGAGAATAACGCCTAATGATATCAAAGATCTTAACATCTTTAAACATTATAGAATAGTAAGAAAGTGGGCTTGTAAAAATAATAATCTTAACGACGCGGATCTTGAGTTATTAATATACTTAGATTGTATGGATCTATTTTCAAGAAAAGATTTTGAAACAGGCTCCTATTCTTATAGTTGGAACAATAGAAGGTGGAATAAACTTCTACAAGAGGATTGGATAAAAGTATGGAGACCTAGAAATAGAACTACACAGAAATACAATATATATAAAGTTTCTTTTAAAGGTAAACAACTGATACTCAGAATGTACAAAATACTTTTAGGAGAAGAAGATATACCAACTAGTACTAGACGAAATAAAATAATGAAAGGTCAATCATACATAGATAAAGTATTGATAACCTCGATTAATAATGTTAACAAAGATAAAGATAGATAATCATGAACAACCAATTAATGATAGACCCAATGACTGGGATGCCAGTGCAGCAAAACGCTGTTACTCCTCCAGTTCCTGGTAACGAGTTAGGCTATACAAAGCCAGTTTTTAATCCACAAGCACAAGCGCAAGCTAATGGAGTGTTTGGAGACGTTCAACAGAAAGCAAACTCGGTAAGTCCATTGTTCAAGAAAAAGTGTAATTACTAAAATTTAAGATATGAAAGGTAAAAACGGAACAATAGGAGAAAACACTTTATGGGATGGACCATTAAGTCAAGAAGGTAGACCACACGGAAAAGGATCTAGCTCTGGAAAAAACGGGATGAAATTAAAAGTTATGCAACCTTGTGGTTGTGTAGGTGATTGTGGCTGTTCAGGACTTCAAGGGCCAATCACAGCAAGAGCTAAAGGATAAGATGTTTTGCATGGGAGATATAAAGCTATATGTGGCAAATATGCTAACGTTAAGTGTAACTACGTTTACAAATATAGAGATGGGATTAAAAATCGTTTTATTATTAGTAACTATAGGATACACTGTTAACAAGTGGCTAGAGTTAAAAAAATCAAAAAAGTAATGGCATATATTCAACCAGACAGCTCACCTTTTTTAAAGGTTAGAAAAACCACTAAAGGAAAAGGTAGAAACTTTCTATCAACAGAGGAAGGAGCAGGTATGACACCTACTGGTGTTAAGAAATATAGAGCCGAGAATCCTGGCAGTGAGTTAAAAACAGCTGTAACTGGAGATGTAAAACCTGGAAGCGAAGCTGCTAAAAGAAGAAAATCATTCTGCGCTAGATCTAAAGGCTGGGACGGTGAAAGAGGTAAAGCTGCTCGTAAAAGATGGAATTGCTAAATGAGCTTTAAAATGAAGATGGGCAAATTGTCCATGGATAACACACCGATATACCAGGTAGACGAAGAAGATGGTATTATGGGTAGAGCTAATAAGAACGGCTCTATCACACTAAATAAGAATCTAAGTCCATTAGAACAAGAAGACGTTATAAAGCACGAGAAAGTGCACTTAGATCAGATGGAGAGACTCGACTTAGATTATGACGACAAATACGTTTACTGGAAAGGTAAAAAATACCCTAGATCGAAGATGGAGGAAGGTGCTAAAAATCTTCCTTGGGAAAAAGAAGCTTACAAAGCTAACAAGATAAAATAATTAAAAAATTACCTCAATAATAAACAAAATAAATAAATATTATGGCTTATAATCAAAACCCTGGTCGTGGACCAATGATGAAAACAGGTAGTGGAATTCCTTCCGCGTTATTGATGGAAAACCCAACTGACCCTGTCAAAAAGAAAGAACAAAAAACTACTACTACTACTTCTAATAGAGAATTGTCAAGAGGTATTGGCCCAAGTGCTACTGGAGAATCAGTATCAGGTACATGGGATGTAACATCCGCTTCTATAAGATCTAATACCTATAAGAAGCCTAAAAAAACAGTTGAGGGAGATAAAGCTTACGAAAAGATGACTCCAAATCAAAGAAACAAAGCAGACAAAAAATATATCGAAAAAAACAAGACGTCTAGTTCAGCAGGGTCATCTCAAATGAGAAAATTCAACCCTGATCCTGTAACCAAGCCTATAAAACCAGTTGGCGTTAAAAGCTCGTTTAGTGAAGATAAAATAATTCCAAAAACTTTTACACCGCAAAAACTAAGCCGTATAGATCAAATTAACATAAAAAGATTTGATAGAGAAGCTAAAAAAGAAGAGGTAGCTGAAGTAAAGGCTAAACGACAATCTGATAGAATTAAAAAAGTTCTTGAATACAGAGAGAAAACAGGTTTCACGCCATCACCTCAAACAAAACAACAAGCTAAAACAGCTAGTAAAGTTCAAAAAAGAATGAAGCGAGCTAAGTTCTGGGGTAATATTGGTAGTGCTTTAACACCTAGTGGTAAAAGCGGTTTTAAACCTGGTTGCCTTACTGATTAATAATGAATAAAATATTTCAATGGCTTACAGGCGGCGTTATCAAAAACATAGGTGACGTCGTTGATAAGCTTACCACCACTGAAGAAGAAAAGCTTGTAATAAAAAAGCAGATTCAAGAAATACTAGAGAAAGCGGATAGCGATGCTCAAGCGCAAGTTACAGATCGCTGGAAGTCAGACATGGCTAGCGATAGTTTCTTGTCTAAAAACATACGCCCGCTTGTCTTAATATACTTAACTGTTATTTTTACTATTTTATCTTTCTTTGATGGTAATATTGGAGGCTTTGCTGTAGCGGAGCAATATATACCCATATTCCAATCATTGTTGATCACAGTGTATGGAGCTTACTTTGTAGGAAGGACTTGGGAAAAATCAAAAAGATCAAGTGATAATAAATAAATGAAAACAATTAAATTAAATCAAATGGAAAACAAGATCACAGCAGAAGAATTAAAGTTAGTTCAAGAGAACCAAGGTAAAATGAGTCAAGCATTATCTCAAGTAGGTGTGTTAGAAACTCAAAAGTATGGTTTGATCGCTCACATTCAAGAGCTGAACAAAGAAGTAGAAGACAATAAAAAAGTCTTAGAAGAGAAATACGGAGCAATCAGTATTAACTTAGAGGATGGTAGCTTTGAAGAAATTAAGAAAGAAGAAGTAGAAGCTTAATATATGTCATCTATTATAAGAAAAATTAGTATAGGTTCCGACTACAAAAATGATGCGATGCATTACGCTGTAGGTCAGTCTGTTTATGGAGGTCACGAAATATCTCATATACTACATGATGAATCTAACAACTCTTATAGTATACATATAAAGAAAAACAACGAGGTACTGCCATGGAAGAAGTTTAATTCTAACATGGCTATATCCGTTGAGTATGACTTACAGTATTAATGAGAAGTGTATTCGATTTTATAGTTGAACCTGTAGAAGGAAGATATGATAATGAGATAAAAGTTGGTGAAAAAAAGTTAATGCTTAATTCAAGCATAGAGGACTTTAAATTTATAAGCAGAACAGCTAAGGTTGTATCTGTGCCAATCGCTTTTAAATCATCTGTCAATGTTGGTGACGTAGTAATAATTCACCACAACGTATTTAGAAGATATTACAATCAAAAAGGCGAAGCCGTTGATAGTAGTAAGCTTTTTAAAGAAAACTTATACTTTTGCCAACCAGATCAAGTCTACTTGTATAAAAGAGACAATGAATGGAAACCAATTGGTACTAGGTGTTTTGTAATGCCGATTAAAAATAACAATCCTTTCTCAATGGATAAGGAGAGAAAGCATATTGGAGTATTAAAAATTGGTAACAAGTCGTTAGAAGCGCTAGGAATAACCGAGGGAGATCTTGTAGGCTTCAAAGCTAACAGGGAATTTGAGTTTATCGTAGACGACCAACGGCTTTATTGTATGGAATCTAATGATATTTTATTAAAGTATGAATATAAAGGAGACGAAGAGGAATATAATCCTAGCTGGGCAAAAAGCAGTTGAGGAACTTATACAAGTTGCTAAAGAAAAGATAGTTGATTCAGACGATGATATATCTGCAGACAGATTAAAAAACGCTGCAGCAACTAAAAAGTTAGCAATATTTGATGCTTTTGAAATACTTAGTAGAATAGAGGAAGAGGAAAAACTATTGGAAGAAAAGCCAAAAGAAGTTAAACAGGAAAAGTCTTTTAAAGGCTTTGCAGAAGGTAGGTCTAAATAATGTACAAGCAAACATTAATAAAGACAATAGAAGACCACGTAAAACCTGCTTTACTAAAAAGAAATAATAGAAATAAAAAGTGGGCCAAAGGATACGATAATGACCATGATATGGTTATTATAAGTTCTGATGGAACTATAGGTGAAATTGTAGAGATACAAAACTTAAAAATTGCTTTACCTGCTGTTCCAGAAGATGTTTACAAATGTTCTGACAAGAAAGAAGAACAAATGTGGTCTAGGTTAGAATATCCTAAAGAACTTGCGAAAATCAAAAGCGTTTTTGATTGGCAAAAATATCCCACTGATTTTCAAGAAGAATGGTATGGATATATTGACAAAGAGTTTGAAAAAAGGGAAAAGGGTTTTTGGTTCTATAATAATGGCAAGCCAACTTATGTTACTGGTACTCATTACATGTACTTGCAGTGGGCCAAGATTGATGTTGGGGCAGCAGATTATAGGGAATCAAACAGAATATTCTTCTTATTCTGGGAAGCTTGCAAAGCAGACATCCGTTGTTATGGAATGTCATATCTCAAGAACAGAAGGTCAGGTTTTTCGTTCATGGCTTCAGCTGAGACCGTTAACATGGCAACAATATCAACCGACGCACGCTTTGGGATTTTGTCCAAATCTGGTGCCGATGCAAAGAAGATGTTCACAGATAAAGTGGTACCTATCAGCGTTAATTACCCGTTCTTCTTCAAACCGATACAAGACGGTATGGACAGACCAAAGACCGAACTCGCTTATAGAGTTCCAGCTTCCAGGCTTAC